CCATCTCGCGTGCAACGTAATCGACGAGGATTCAACAGACGCGACTTCATACGCCATTGCCGACAATCGCACGGCAGAACTCGCAGAGTGGGATGACGAAACCCTAGCAAGCCTATTGCAGTCGCTCCCCGATGACGCTCAGATTGCGGCGGGGTTTGACCCGAATGAATTGCAGGAGGTTTTGGATAGGTTGACGCCGAAAGAAGGACTGACCGAAGACGATTCAGTTGCGGTTGGCGACTTGGCATATCGCGTGATTGTGTCTGTGTCTGGCGAAGAACAGCAAGCCGAATTGATTGAACAACTCGAAAGCGAGGGGTATAAATGCCAACCCTTAATGTCGTAGTTGAAAGCGGAGTTGATCTTTCAGTTCGTGCGCGGCAAGTGTGCGGCATGTTCGATTGTCCGCCAGAAAAGAAACAGCGTCTTGAATGGAAAGCAGAACTTCCGATAGAAGATAGAAATTGGTCGGTCGGTTTGATCGTTGGTCCTTCTGGTTGTGGCAAATCGACGGTCGCAAAGAATTTATGGCCGAGTGAATACAACCACGTACCGAAATGGGAAGGCGAAACGCTGATCGACACGTTCGATAAATCTCTGTCAATCGAACTGATTTCGTCCGCGCTCAATTCAGTCGGATTCTCGACTATTCCCGCATGGATTCGCCCGTATCACGTTCTATCGAACGGCGAGCGGTTCCGCGCCGAAATAGCGAAACGACTCCTTGAACAATCCGGAACGATTGTCATAGATGAATTTACTAGCGTAGTCGATCGACAAG